CTGCCTTGTCGATTCCGCTGCCGGTATCTGGATCGGACAGACTGCCTAATGGCGTTTCGGTCTTGATTGCCGCCGTGAAACAGGATGCAATAGCCGAGGCTTGTAGCTCATTGTCGAGATACGTTCCAAGGTCCCTGATCGACGCCAACGCTGGAGCGAACCAAGTGACGCCTCGCGTCTGGCCGACTCGATCCTGCCTAAACAGGTGAATAATCTCCCTGGCCGGGATTTCCTTTGGCGTCCTTGAGACTGCGTAAGGTTGCAAGGGGTGATCGTCATAGATCATATAGGCAAGGGGCTTGCCCGATTCATCAACCTTGATGCCGCGAATCACCCGCGTACCATCGCCGCGATCGATGCCCATCGTGTAGGTATCGCGATCGGTCGCTAGCCGGTCGGCTTCGATGATCTCAAGGGCCATCGGAATCGGTCGAACAATACCACGGTATTTTGTCGACTCCAAATTGACGATGCGGATAAGCACCTCGCCCGCTTCGACCATTTCACGCAATGCGATAATCTGGATTTCTTCGAGGGTCAAACGCCCGTTGATATCCGCGACTTCGGACCATTCCGACCAAGCCTTATCGCGCAGATCGTTGATGTCTTCAATGTCATCGCCTTCGGGAGTCTCGAACGTGCTTTGGGCCTGGATGCCCGCGCCGACCACAGAAGAGACGATTGTGTCCACTACGCCCCAAGCGTAGGAATTGTCTCGTACCAATCGCCTGGCCTCTGCCCTGAGCCTGTCGGCCCCGAACGGCCCCATCAATTCTTGGTCGGCTGGTAGGTTCTTCGGGTGTCTGTTGCTGCTTACCCTCGACGGTTGGGCCCCTTGGTAGGATCGTGCAAGGGCCTTGCGTGCTGCTTGCCGTCGCAATCCCGCGATGGGGCTAACTGCCGAGACAACGGAATCGATAAATCGAGTAATCATCGACGGCCCCCCACGATTCGCCCGAGGGAGATACCGCCCGATCCGCTTTCGCGCTGGACTTGTTGGAGTAGCTTGTTTCGCTCGGCCATTAATGCCGCTAGGTCGAGCTTGGTGACGGTCCTAGAGCCAATGGAATACTGAGACGCCCCTCCGTTCAGGAGGGCCTCGATAGCTGCGTCGATTAGTGCCAACAGAGATGCCGCTGATGCCATGCGTCAATCGTTGCATGGCTTGCGGTTGCTTGGTAGGTGCCTGTACTATTCCATTAGTACACCGCTACAAATTATTTACGCTCTTGCGCCCAGGTATGCCCGCAATAGGAGCATCGGCAGTAGCGAACCTTGGCTTTGGTACAATAGACCCTTGAGTAGCTTTTGCCGACTGGTCGGCGCGATTCGCATAGGGTGCAAGGCCTTGCCTCGTCTTCGCGGGGGATAGGGGTTTCGCTAGCTTCCTTGATCGCTTGCATGTGGATTCTTGCCGATGAGTAGTTGGGGCTTTCGTAATCTGGCAGGTCGGCAGGAACTCCTAGCGACTCGGCCATCTTGCTAATAGCACCCTGGCTGAATTCCTGATGCGTTTGCGCTGGCTCTTGCGGTTGAATTGGCTGAATGTCAACCCGAGGATCTACCCATTCCCGCTTGCCTGTTTGCTGCTTTGGTCTTTTGCTCATATCACCCTCTTCTCTTGGGAATCCATCCACCTTGTCGCTGCCTGAATCGTTGCTGCCCGTGCCTGTAGGCTTGCTGCACCGGCTTGGCTTGCTTCGGCTCATCGCCGATATGCTTTGGAGCAACCTCGATTTCCGATGGGGCGATAAGCTTGACCCCGCAAGCTTCGGACCCTGCCGCCGCCATGTAAGTCGCATCGAGCCAATGGTTGTCTAAACCGGAAGGCTTCCAGTAGGTTTTGCCGCCATCGGTTACTAAATCTTCCGCTGTAATGTGCTTGCCGTAATAGACGTGCTTTCGGCTTCCCTCGGGATTGAAAATCGACAGGGATTTTCGCCTAAATTCGTTGTTGTCGTTAAATGTCGGCGTCAAAAAGCCTTCGTGAACAAACTGCTTCCAGTAGTCTGTGTCAAGCTCGTAGAGCCAAACATTATGCGCCGGTAGTTTCTTTGCGTGCAGGTTGTAGCCAACAATCGTATTCGCTTCGTTCTTGTCGCGATGCCGATATGGGCTATAGCCTTTCGATGGATGGAAAATCCCGCCCATGCCCTTACAGAATTGATACGCCGCCTGAGTGAAGTTGCCGGAATCGACCAAGCAAAAATCAACCGGCTTGCGGGCGCCAGACGGATCTAGGAATTGCTTTTCGAGTAAGCTAGTCCGAAAGTCTAGCAAACACTGATAAAGAACCGCTTCGGTAGCTTCGGTATCCATGCTTTTATCGGTCCCGAATACCGCCTCTTCGCCGTAGTCAACGATAAAACCCGTACCGCCTTGCTGCCATGCCGCCACTACCCAATGACAACGATACTTGCCCAAGTCGATCGCCGCTGTTAAAGCCACCGTGCTAGATGGAACGCGATACCGATCTAGCCCGCTAATCCTCGACGCGACTATCTCAGGGGTCAAGCCCTGGCCGACTGGCCCCGCATCCTCCGGAGGGTCGTTGTCAATCTCAGTAGCCACCGCCTTCGCACCGTACCTAGCAACGCGAATGTAGTAACTGTGAATCGCCGAAACCTCCATCGGTTCGCCGTCGCTGTGTGGCTTTTTGCTGTAGCTGTATTTATTGCTAACAATGCAACCGGCTTCGATCTCGGCTTGATTGTCACGCCAAAAACAAAAAGCCTCCCTGGCGTCTGGGTCGGCGGCTTTTCGGTCTTGCCATAACTCGATGAACCGCTCCACCAAGTCCATTCGGTCCGGGGGCTTTATCATTTTGCGATAGCGACGGCCGCGCCAACTAGGCTTCTGCTTAACGTCAGTGTATTTGTAGGCATTGCACTTGCGATTCTGGATCGTACAAAGGAATACCCGCGCGATCGGTTCGGAGCTGGACCCTAGCCCGCCGATGTCCTCTTCGATGATCGCCTCGATCTGTGCTATCAAAGTTTCGGACCTAGCCGCCTGCTTATCCTCAACGTCGTCGATGATCGCTAGAGTTGGCCTTTCGTCTCGGTAGGTAGTCCCTCGGATCGGACCATCGATCCCCATGCAAGCAAAAATCTGCCCCTTGCTTACCAGCTCAAAATCCTTGCTCCAGTCAAGTTGATCCGGTCGGATCGTCGGAAATATCAAGTGATCCTTTGCCATTTCTATTTGGGTGTACTCCCCTGCGACGGTCTGCATGTTGGCACGGCTGGCCCATCCCCCAAGCGCCTTGAACGGGTATCCGATTTCAGGGAAATCTTCTAGGAATAGCTTGTTTTGCTGAAACTTCTCCCGAATGGTTTTTAGGTCTTTTTCCGCCTTAGTTTGAGACTTGCCGATTACGATAGGAAATCGACTGATTCCCTTAAGCAAAAGCCTGATGCTCTGGTAAAGAACAATCCGCGTCTTGCCTTCACCCCGAGGGCCTGCAATGGCTTGATCGCCGCCGTACAACGCTGCATTTTCGATGGATTCGAGCATGTCCAGACGGTCGGATGTCAACGGCTCGTAGAACACGTTGCCGAAGTAGTGGCCTAGGAAAAACTCGGCGTCTAGCAAGGCCCTTTCCCTGTGCTTTGCATTCTTCGGGGCAGGGATTTTCAGGTCACGTTCCGCTGCCCGCTTGGAAGCCATAAGCTCCCGCTGCTTCATCCGCTCATCGCCCTTAATCGGGTCGGCTGATGACGCCGTGATCGGATGCGAGCTTAGTAAGCTCTGCAACTGGGATAGACTTAGCAAGCTCAAGGAGTCGTAGACGTTGTTCATTTTCTTTCAGTAGCCTCCTTTCGTCTGCCGCGTCTCGCTTTTCGTCGAGCGCATCGGCATCTAGTAGGATCTTTGCTGCCTTGGGGGCTAGGTCCGGATCTTGCAAGCAAACCATAAGAGCCGCCTTAACCGCTTCACGGTCGACATTCCACCGCTCTTTGATCGCTCGATTGACCAAGCCTAAATCCTTTGCTGTCCTGATCTCCAACCAAACCGCCCCCTACCCCGTGGAAATCACCCCTAACGCACTAACACACTTCAAAACCCGTCCGGTCATCCC